CAGCATTTGAAAGGTTGCTGGCATCTGCTCTTCATAATTCGCGGTCGCCATGCGCTTCGTGTATTCAATCGGCGGAGCAATGCACGCATAGCTTTTGCCGTTGAAGGAAAGCGTGTCGCCATACATAGACGAACTGAGCATGGCGTTAAACGCCCGCAACGATGCTGCCTTGAAATCCAAGGCCATAGCCTTACGGCTTCACGCCGCCTACAAGTGGCGAGAATTTCATTACGGTCGTGCTCGTCATATTGCCGAGAATAATGACCGTTGAACCGCTAGCAATGTCGGCATAGGTTTCAGTCGCACCGCCGGGAGTGTTGGAGAGATAAACAGTGACGCCCGCCGCGCTTGCTGTAAAGCCCGTAGTCAGAGCCGTGTCTGTCGGCACGTATGGCACGGGTTGCCCCGTCGCAACGTCCGCGAGCGCAATGCCCGTGACGCTATTGGCCGGAGTCGTGCCGTTGCTGTCCGCGAGTCCCGCCGTTCCTGCGGCAAGAGTGTAGATATATTGACCGCGAGTAATTGCGGTTGATGCTGTCAAAACGGCGATAGTGCCGTTTGAAGATTTAAGGACGTTAGCTGCTGTTACTGCGAGGTCTGCCATGTTAGTATGTGGTTAGGAGTTGTTAGGAATAGGCGCACCATAAGAGTAATCGCCTATATGTTGCAAGCATATAGTTTGATCCACCAATACTTTTCCACCTAACTTTCGCCAGTTGTCGCAAAACCACCAATCTTCACTACGCCACTCGCCGTCATTATCGCACCCTTCATGCCAGAATTGCCACTCTGGTCGCCCGTGGTTGTGATACTCTGGCACTAGCGGCTTCATCTTCTCGAAAACGCTGCGATGCACGCGCATAAAGCCCCGCCCTGCGCGTTTGACTTCCACAAGCGGCTCGTCGCCGCCGAACGGGTTTTCATCGGTCAACGTGGCAACGCACCATTGCAGAGGAAGTGCTTTCTTTGGATAAAGGCCATACACAAGCGGAACTTCATGCGATAGCAACTTATCCACATCGTCGCGGGTGAAGTTAATGTCGCAATCTATAATCAGCATTTCATCGCAATCGCTAGAAAGAAACGTGGCAGTTGCCATGTTCATTATCCTAGTTGGGTAGGGCTGAGAAAAGCGAGCAAGCGCGATGCCGCGTCCCGTCAGCGCCGTTAAAGCGGAATAGACATATTGCGCCTTTATGATGCCAGTTCCGTTGTCGAGAATCGGCACGAATAGCTTTGATGCCATATTCCTAGAGCTTGTCAAAAAGCCTACGGAAATCCGCCGCCGTGTAATCGCCGCTTGTGTTCTCGCCTTTGACTAGGTGCGTGCGAAGAAAGCGAACCTCGTGCGCGTCGAGAACCTTTAGCGCAACGATTTCGCCCGTGCGAATGTCTTTGTATTTGCCGCTGTATCCAGAGAACGAATCGTCGGTCTTTGCGACCTTCGTTAGCGCCTTGCCTTTCAGCGTGTCTAATTCTGATTCCTGTTTGGCAATCTGCCGTTTAAGTGCGTCAACTTGCCTGTCGTTTGATGGTGTTTCTTTTGCCATAGGTGCAGACTAGCTATTATAGGATGCGGTTATTGGCAAGCAAAAACCCGCGCCTGTTTCCAAGCGCGGGCTTTGTGAATCTAGTTCAAACTAGAGACTAGCTGTATTGTGTGGCGATAAGGTCTCCGGCATTGCCGTTCGCAATGTAGGGTGCTTTCGAGGTTTTTGTGCGAACAATGTTCGACTCCGTTTTCTCTTCGCGGTAGGTATCCACGCCGTATCCGTCTGCGGGCGTGTAAGAATCCCAATAGGCATTAACGCCCGCGCCTTGCAGCGTCGAGATTCCATCTTCCAGCGCGCTAGCGGTGTCTCCGCTTGCACCGCACCACACGTAGGTATTGCCCCAGATGCGGGACATAACTGGCGTTGCGCCGTCTGCCGCGCTGTTATACACGCTGTTGCCGATTAGCACCTTTTTGATGCCAACATCCGCGAACGCGAGTTGAAGGTTGCTTGTGTTCACTTCGTATCCCTTGCCGAGTTGTGACACAACGTAGTTTTTCAGCAACGTAGAGCGGCGGATGCGCTTATAGACTTGCGAGCTAAGGACGACGGTATCAAACACCTCGCCCTTGTCCAGTCCGCGCTCCAATGAAGCATAAACATCGCGCACAAAGTCAATCGTCGCAATGTTCGCCTCAGTGTAAGCAACTGCGCTGTTGGTCGCGCTGCCGAAGTTGGTCGTATTCATGATCGCGGCGGCGGTCAGATACTCCGTGGTGATTTCCACGGCTTCTGCGGCCTGCGCTGCCATGAGGGATTCCACGCTGAGATAATCGGCGTAGTCCATTTCAACCTCGTCGGGCACCTGAATCTCGCGCTTGCGGATAGTAACGGTGAACGAGTCATCGTTAAGAGTTGCCGTCATGCGTTCGACGTTTGCGCCGGGGGCGGTGATGAAGTAATCATCCAAGATTCGTGCAAGCTGCGCGTTTGCGATTTTGGCTTTCACCAAATGCACCGTGCGCTTGTTCACCGGCAATGCCGGAAGAATCTGCGAATGAATGTTGAGCTTGTTAATCCCGCGTCCTTCACGAATGACGGATGCGAGTTCCTGCCGAGGGCGGGCTGTTGAGTTAGTGTAGGCTGGCATTGTATGTGTTAGTTATGAATTAAGCAACGTAGCCGAGTTCCACCACGCCGAGAGTATCGGTAGAAGGAGCTTGCAGCCATTTGCCGATTAGCACGGCGTTGGTTGAGGTTACGGATGTTTTGCCGGAAGCTGCGGAGTAAGCCGCTGCGCCGATTGTGCAGTTTTCGCTAGCGAGCACGGGCACGCTGCCGCCGCTGCCGATAGGAGCCGCGAGGCCCGTGCCGGAAGCTGCGATGTCTTGCAGAGCGACGTAATCGCCCGCGATGGTGAGGCCTGCAACGCTGACGAGACCGTTAGTATTGAGCAGGAGACGAGCGCCGCGAACGATAGCAACAGCGGTTGCTGTTACCGTCTTCTGGATTTTGATGTTAGTTGTAGCTGGATTTGAGGTAGCCATGATGAGTTAGGTATTAGAGCTTTCCTGCTTTGCGAGCAGAGTTGTAGATTTCGGGTTTGTCTTTAGCCAAGCGGAAGATTGCCGTTGAGCGATCTTTAGCGCCTGCTGAGATTTGGGCGGCGATAGCCTCTTCGACTTCGTCCTTAGCTGCTGGCGCGGCCGGAAGCGTGAACTTACCAGCGCCGAGAGCGGCGGTGAACTTAGCCTCTGCGAGCACTACGGCTTCGCCTTTGGCGGTTTCGAGTTGGCGCTTGATTGCGCGGTTGCAACGAGCGAACGCGGCCATAAGCGCGGGCGCTTTTTCGTCCTCCGGCTTTTTGTCGGCATCGGTGACGCCTGCGGTTGCTTCCATTTCGGCGGTGTCGGGCACGACGGGCGCGTCCGCTGGTTTGTTCGCTGCGGCGATTGCTTCTGCAATCATCTTAGCGACTTCGATTTTATCTTCGTCTGTCATTTTGGTTTGTGTTTGTGTTTGTGTTTGTGCTGCGGAGAAAAGAGCCGTAGTCGCTGCGCCACATTCGACTAAATCAGCGGCTTGGAAATCGAGCGGCGTGCTGTTCTTGTCGCTGGGGTCGTAGGAAAACACGGGAGACAACATCATATTTTCCGGGTCGTGCTCTGCGTTCCATAGAGCGGTTTCTTTATACTGGCCCGGCGCTAGGTGAAGGTCTGCAATGGGGTTTCCTTCACTGTCTTTGCGAATGTCTTTTAACTTGCCAACTTTGGCGTGCAGCGCATCGCCGTTGCCCTGCTTGTAATCGTGCGTCCAATGAACGGGAATAGAACGACTGCCAGCATGAGAAAGTAGCGCATCCACAAATGCGGGCGTGATTGTCGCATAGCGCGGCTTTCCATCCGGCCCGCTGAAGCACGCGACCTTGCCTAGCTCTGCAATCTTTACGCCCAAAAGCACATCGCCGTTGATGCTATCTTGCGAAAACGATGCGTGCCTAAGTGATGCTAAAGCTGTTGCCATTTCCGCGCTTATACCTAATAAGAATTGACTAGTCTACGCGGACAATATACAGTTGCGCTTTATGCGAAACTCATGCTTAAGAACAAACCTAGCGTATGCCCGCCAAGCTTCGGGTCTTTCATATAAAGAAATAGCGCAAAAGCTAGACAGAAACTGGTCTTACATACAAAAGATGGAGCTGGGTGTTATGCCAGTTAGCAAGGCAATTTCCATTAGACTTGGAAGGATTCTTGGCGTTGAGCCGGAATGGCTAACAAGCGCAAGGAGAGACGAGCCGGAAATAATAAGGCTGCAAAACTTACATCTTCAAATCAAAGCGCAACGGCGCGAAGTGGCAAAGAAAAAAATAAACATAAGAAACGCGCTGAGCAAGCGCGTGTTTAGCGCGCTGATTAGGGCCGGAGTAAGAAAATCATTAAGAACAATGGAGCTTGTTGGATGCTCTCCTGAGTTCTTACGAAAGCACTTAGAAAGAAGATTCCAGCGCGGAATGACTTGGCTAAATTTCGGGCAATGGCAGATTGACCATATCCGGCCATGCGCTTCATTTGATCTAAGAAACGAAGACCAGCAAAGAGAGTGCTTTCATTATACAAACCTGCAACCGCTATGGGCGTCTCAAAACTACAAGAAAAGCGACAAATACTCTAACTTTTCCGTTAAGTCCGCGTTCGGACTAGATGTGTATTTAACGAAGTAATCCAGCGGAAAGGCGGGCGCGTGCTATCGGAGTGCGTCGTGGTGATACTCTCATTTCGATTGCGCCTTCCATTTCAAATACGAATCACGCGCAGCCTTTCCGGCGGGGCTGAAATTCTGCGAATGAAGCGGGCCGAGTTCTTCGCGGCGTTGATAGAGGTGTTTTGAAAGTCCCTTGCTTCGATGTTCCGGCGCGATTGAAACTGTGTCCCCGCCGAATGCGCCAACGATTTCCCCTTTGTGCAAAAGCACGGCAACTGGTTCCGAAACTATGGGCGAAGCGCGCCTGCCTTGCGGTCTAGGCGGGCGCTTGGCTATGGCGGTTGAATATCCGTCCATTCCCGCAACCGGCTTTTCGGATTCTTTTTGAATCTCTGTGCCATTCGTGAGTAACTTTGTGAAATCTCCCCAATTACCGGAATCGTGCGCCTTAGTCTCGCTCTTTGGCGCGGCTGGCTCGTTTGCGGGTGCGGATTCCTTCTCCACGCCCTTTCCGCTGCCAAACTTGCCATCATCTGCGCGTGGGTGTTTTGATTCGTCGAAATCAGCCATCGCCGCCGCCGCTGGTTTTACGGGCGTTCCTTCCGCTGGTTTGCCTTGCGCCAAATTCTCTGCCGCTGCCGCGCTCTGCGGATTGTCGCTAACTTGCGCGATGTCGGCAATGGTCACGCTTGGCTTGTATCCCGCTTTGACAAGTGCGCGGTTTGCATCTTCCACGGCCATCGCCGTTGCAACCGCTTCCTGCATGGACTCGCGCAAAACGACGGGAAAGCTGCGACCGCTGTTTGCCATGATAACGGCGCTTTTCGTCGTGATGCCGCTGCGGATTGCTTTGATGTCGCTTGCATCATCGCGGAAAGCGTCTGCCGTGGGCAGCGTAGTAAATCCCCAGCAACCGCGTGCAATGTTTGGCATCGGCGGAAGTTTCCTGCGCTCAACGCCGTCCATGATTGTCACGTAACTGATAACGTCCAATCGAGGGCGGTGAACGTCATTGCGGAGCCGCATAATCTCGCGCCCCGCCGCCTCAAATGCGCCACGGAAAGGAGCACCGCCGCTTTGTGCTCCGCTGAATAAAAACTCGTAAGGAAAGCCAACAGCAAGCGAAGCCGATGCGTCCAAGTAGCGCATCCCGTTAATGAACGAATCACTTGGATGCTCGCCTTTGAGCACTTGATAGTTGTCGCCGTTGAATTGGTATTTCACGATAGCGCCGTCTGCCATCGTCTCCACGTATTCAACCGCGCCCTCGCTGCTCACTTGCGTCTCGTAGTCGAGTTCGTTTGGTTGCCCGCTGTTATTCGACGCAATCGCCGCAATCTTCGACTGCTGTTGCATCGTGTCTTTTGTGCTCTTCAAAATCTGATAACGCGAGTTCACATCTTCCAGCGCCGAGGCGAAGATTGAAACGCCGCGAACGCCGCCCGTGATGTCGTCCTTGAAAAAGATAATGTCGCACGCTTCCACGCGCTGCGGGTTTGTATAAACGGCATCAAAGCCGCGTTCATAAATGCGATAAGCGGTCGTGTTTGGCCCCTGTAAATATAGGCCGGAAAAATAGACTTCACCGCTGCGAACATCGCGCACGGGTCGAGTGAACTGATAAAGCTCGCCAATGCGATCCGCCGTGACTTCCAGCAAGCGCAAGCGCCCGTCGTCACGATACCATTGAAGCGCCGAGTCTCCGCGTTCCGGCAAGTTCACATCGCTCGCACGGGCAAACGCTTGTTGCATGGAGCATCCAACGCCCATGTGTTTCCATTGCTCCATGCAATACGCGCTCACCGCTTCATCTAGCGCGTGATCGCCAGTATCGGGCGCGTATGTGATGCCGCTGCTGCAATACATCCGGCGTTTGTTAATGTAGTTGCGAGCAAATGACGTGTTTTTAATCGCGTTCTCGCCCTCAAAAGAAAGCCGCACGCGCTGCTGTTGCGCGTAGCTAGAGTTTGGATTCGTGCCCGTGCGCGTTGCTGGCGCTTGCACCTTATTAGGCATCGCTGCATTGTAGCCAGCAAACTTAGCAACGCCGAGCGCGATGCCTTGGATGCCTGCTTTGATTCGTTCAGAAAGTGCGGGCTTACTCATTAACGGTGATGGATGGGCGGTTGCCGGTGAAGTCTTGATAAGTCTTTGTCGGCCCAAGTGTGCCGCCGCGGATGCCTAGCTCATAGTTTGCTTCCATGAGTAATTCGCTCAAGTCCATGTTTTGAATCCCGCTCGATTTCGCGCCTCCGCTGAGGCTGGTAAATGTGCCGTAAAGTGCGCGATCAAACCCGCTGTCTAGCAACTGCTGGATTTGTGCGGTAGTAAAGTTGCGAAAAAGTCTGCGCGGGCTAGGCATTTCGCGGACATATAGCAGAGACACCTAACAACTAGCAAGCGCAAAGTTAGGCGACGGCGGGCGCGCTTTTATGGATTTACCGCCCCAGCGTATGAGATAACCAGCCCACACCAATAGGCCGAAACAATGCTGTTGTCCGTCACTGAGTTAGCTTTTACGCCGACTGCTTAGATATAGCAAGCGGGAAAAATCCGTGCTTCATGGCGAGCGTCAGCGCCATTACCTCGCAATCCCAAAAATGATCCCTGCGCACGCGCTTCCACACCGTAGCCTTTGCCTTGTTCGTCTTTTTGTCCGTCTCCACAAGCGGGATGAACGCGGGCATATTGGCGACGTAAATCTCCGGCATATCAGACGCAATGCCGAAGTAGCGCCCGCTAGAGCCGCCTACAAGCGCGGATAAATAGCCGTAGAGCGTATTATTGTCGCCTACTATGCAATACGCCCATCCTGCGGGAAGCGCGCCCTTGGCAACTCCGCGCAGTCTATCCGGCTGCTTCTCTCCAACGATGCCGCTTTCCGGCTTTGGCACAGAATACGGCATAGGATGCGAGACTTGCTTGCCGTCAATCGTGGCAACGTGGAATTGCTCTAGGTCACTTCCGCGATAGGCATACCAGCCATATTTTGAGCACTCACGAAACACTAGCCTGTTCTCATGGCCAGAGTCCACAATGACGCACGTTCCTTTTCCCGTAAGTTTGCCGTCAACCTTAGCTTCACGAACGCCCAAAGTGAGCGCCATTTGATGAAGCTGCTCGAAAGTGTCTAGCCTGCGGTATTCGATGCGGCGAGAGTTTCCAAGGCGATCGTATTCAACGCACAGCGCGTGAAGATGCGCGCCTTCATCTCCGCTACCCGCTTGAAAGTCCGCGCTGAGTATCCTTATCTTTTCCTCCGCGCTTTCCCAAACGTCGCCAATCTTGTAATCGTTGACTCCTTTGCCGCCGCCAAAATCGGGAAGAAAAGGCTTCCAAGATTTGCAGAGGCGTTTCTTGTGAAAATCTTCCAGCGGCTTTAAGTTGCCGAGCTTTGCCGCCTCCATTGCCGCGACTGACTCAATCAGCATTTCGCGCCATGAAATCCAATGCGCGGCGAAAACACTCCACCGAAAAGAGCGCGTTTCCGGCGATGCCGTTGGATTCTGTGAAACGTAGTCGCCATCTTTCACAAGCGCGTAGCGTTCGCGGGCGGTATCTTGAAATGATTCGTGACAATGCGGGCAAACGCAAGAAATCGAGTCGCCGTTAATCACGAAAACCTCCGCGCCGTATTTATCCTTAGCATCTTCCGCCCAAAGTGGCCAAAATAGTTCCGTGCATTTTGGACAACGGAAATGCCACTCGTCTTGCTGTCCAGCTAGAAAGAATGTGTCAACCTCGCGGCCTTCATCGGGCGCTGTGGTGATGTGCGTGCCTTGTCTGTCCCATCTTCCGCCCATGCGCTTCTCAAACTCGATTAGTCGCCCGTCTGGAAACGCCTCCAAGTGCGATTCGTCCGTTTGCAGATAACGCACTTGCACCGACTGCGCCGAGGTAATCCCCGGCCCTGAGATTTCGAGAAATTTGTGTCGAAAAATCATGAGGTCGTTTGTAATTGCGTATTTGTCACGCGACACAAGCCGCATCGCGTCTTTATTCGCCCGCACCCATTCTTTGCCGCGAGTCTTTGCCCAAAGCGCGGCGTCGTCGTCGCTCTGGCATACCATCTTTTGATCGCCAACATCGCACACGATGCGCTTCGTGTTGATAATCTGCCCCGTAACTGTCCCCATGCACGAAGACGCCTTGTAGATCACAAGACGCTTGCAAGTGATGCCATCCGCAGCCATGAGAGGCTTTCTTAGAAACGGGTAAAACTCATCACGAAACGGCCCCGTGATGGGCGAGGACTTATTAAATACGATATGCTTGCGGGCGAAGTCGAGCGTGGTCATGGCTTAATCCCGCACTTAACGACGTGCTTTTTGATTCCGTTTTCCGTTTGCACGCCGAAAATCACCACTTCGTTCCCGCTTGGAATGTCTTTGTAAAGACACAGCCTGCCTTCGTGGATATAAACGATGTCTCCTATTGTAAATTGAGGCGCGTTCATATTGTAAGCCACGCGGGAAGCGCTCCGTCATTCTTCGCCGCCGTAATCGCGCCTTCCTTTGCTGCGCGGTAGTTTCCAGCATGGGCGATGTGAAAAGCCTCTGGTGAGTCGCATAGCGCGGCGGATTGCGCGTCTGCGATGATTGTCTGCTCTAGCGCGAGTGATATGCTGAGTTCGTATTGTTGAAATATCTCACGCGCCTCGCTGACAAGTATCTTCTCTCCTTCGCGCTCACTTGGCTTTATCTTTTCGTGGTATTCGCGCAGGCTCTTAACCGCTACATCCCAGCGCTTGAAAGCAAAAAGCAGGTCGCTTTCCAGCCGTGTTTTCTGAGTGGCCCAAAGTTCATGCTGCTCCGTTGTCGCGTTAAGCGAAGGCTCTGGAAGATTGTCGAGTTGATGTTCTAGCTCCTGCTTGCGCTGATAGCACTTTAGCTCTTCCGTTTCCAGACGCGCAAGTGCGGCGGGCGCGCCCTTTTCCTCCGCGCCGACTGCTTTGGTTTGTATCTTTGCCATATCAGCCCGTGATTATCTCCCAATATGCGAGACGATGAAAGCAATTACTGCCATCCGATTCGTCGCGTGCTTCGTGTGCGCCTTGTTCGTTTTGCATTACATAGCAGTTGATGCGCTTGTCGTCCTTTGTGATGCCGATGAAACGGAATCCTGCGACGTTAGGAATTGAGGAAAGAGGAAAGCGTTTCATTTGCTCAATTTTTCGATGGCTGTGGCAATGGCGGATTGCGCTTCAGCAATCGCGGATTGCATGGCGAGGTGATTCTCGGTGAGCTTCGCGTTGTTCTCCGCGATGAGTCTGTCTAGTTCGGCTAGTTTCGCGTCGTATTCGGCTTGGAGTTGGTCAATGGTTTTCATTGTTTGGTTCTTAATAAGAGTTTTAGTTTCCGCATCCGCACCAATAGGCACCTGCGCGGCCTTGAGTGGTCACAGTCCAGTTTGTAGGCGTAAGGCAAACCTCGCAAGTTCCCCGAACGCGCAATCGAGAGCCCGTGTGTGTCCCTGCTTCCATAGCTACATCTGGCCTTCGCCTTAGTTCACGGCGGCATGAGTTAGGTATAACTTCCCACTTTTTATGAAAATCGCCAATTTCCATTCGCATAGAAAGTCCACGCTGGCGCGCCCTGCTACACGATCCATACGCCATATTTAAAATCCAAGCGTGCGTTTTTGTCTTTCTAGTAAGGCAATATCTTTTTTCTGCCCGAAAATACTCATCGGGCTGTGCAAGCAGCCGCGCCGTATCGCTTTTATGGCTCACGCTTGCACCCCCTTGGCTTCTACTCGCTTATTGGCGCGCACCCACTCCCACCTTGTCCCGTGCGCGTCGACTCGCACCATCGCCCGCGTTGCTGTGGGCTGCGATACTATTTTCATTTTCTGCCAGTCGGATTTGAGGAATGTTTTTTTCATATGGGGCTGAAACTAGCGCCTGCTTTTAAAACGTCAACAATTATTTTACCACTCGCTAACGGAAAAGCGCATTTTACCTACGCAAACGAGGGCGAAAATAATTTACGATTGAAACAAAATCCGGCGCTATTTCAGCTCGGAAATTGACACGCCGGCGCGAAAAGCGTATCACTAGCGGTCAATCGCAGGGTAGTGAAGAGGCATAATACCACGCTCATAACGTGGAGTTCCGAGTTCGAGTCTCGGCCCTGCAACCATTCCCGCTCTCCCTTCGCCCGCCAGCGCGTTTTTCCCTCGCGCCCGCTAGAATATAGCGAAACCCCCTTTTTCCCTCAAAAATCGGTCTTTATATCTACTATGGTTGATCGCACCGCTCGCTCTCGCAAGCCCGAAGGGTGCAATCGAGTGAAACACTGAACGGTAAATGCCCCGGTAACCTCGCCACTCGTTTGCTGCGCGAAGCGCAAAGCAAAACGGGAAAAAATATGTAACAAGCGGAGCGCGACAGCGGAAAGGGCTGGCCTTAGCAAGACGTTGGCCGGAACGTAGGACGCCGCCGGCATACGGGCTTCACTAGACGGTGGCCAATAACGCAAGACGACCATCGCAGCCACTGCTTAGCGAGACGCTAGCAACTAGCGTAAGACGACGATGAGCAACACTGCGGCTCACAACCCAAGTGCGCTCAACCTACACTCCGAGAACTCGGTTTCTGATTTTAATAAGACTACACCTCGAAAAAGCAAGCTTATTCTTTCGTATATACATTGTATATACACAACTTAAACCGCTTAAACTAAGCATCTTGCAACAACATTACAGAATCATTACAATCTTGTAATGTGAAAAACAGGCGAATTGAGCCGATTCCACAACGCCAGCTCGGCGTTAACATCGTCAACGCTTGTCAACATCCGTTAAACCGTGTTAGCCGCGCTTTTTACACCCTCTTTACACGCCAGCCCTATCCCGCCCGCTCCATCCCCGCAATCTCCACATCTCCGGCCCCCAAGTCGGACACCCTCCACGTCACGCAAGCACTCAGCCCGTCAACCGCCGCTCGGATCCTCGGCGTGATACTCTCCAAAACACGCAAACGCGCCAGCAAATCGCGCTCAATCGGGTCAATCTCGGCGAACATTGCGGCGGGATACGCGAACAACGCGACCAAGGCAAGGACATAGGCCGACCCCCCACCCCCCTAAGGAATCTTTTCCGGCACGCGGCATGAGGCTGGCGACTGAAAGCAGGCACAGTCGGGCGCTAACTCCAGAATCTGAACTATGTCACTTAATGCACTTGACGCTATCGGTTGCATGATTTAGTGTCCTCCAATGTATTCAAGAACCATAGACATCACCGGGCGGAAATTTCACAAGCTAACTGCGATTCGTCGCGCTGGCGTGGTTGGCAGGAGCGCAATGTGGGTGTTTCGATGCGAGTGCGGGAACGAAAAGACAATTCGGGCGTGCAACGTGAAAGCCAAGGCCAATCCGACAACATCCTGCGGGTGTGCGTTGGGTTACGAGGATTTGACGGGTCGGCGATTTGGGCGATTGGAAGTTATGGAAAGGCGAGGGAATGACAGTTCTCGAAATACGCGCTGGATGTGCCGATGCGATTGCGGAATACAGACAATGGCGAGCAGTGGCGCGCTACGCGGAGGTCAAAAGTCGTGCGGGTGCTTGCGCGGCGAGTCGCACGGAGAATCTGAGCCGGAAACCGTAGAATATCGGGCATGGAGCGCAATGATAGGGCGGTGCTACAATAAAAACGCGCCTCAGTTTAAGCACTACGGCGGGCGCGGAATACGAGTTAGCGATGAATGGCGCGAGTCGTATCTTACGTTTCTAGCGCACGTCGGGCGAAGGCCGAGCGATAAACACAGCATTGACCGCATAAATAATGATGGAAACTACGAAGCCGGAAATGTGCGATGGGCGACTGCAGTTGAGCAAAATAACAACACGCGGAGAAACAAGCGCGAAGGCTAGTTTCTCACTAATGAGAATCGCCCTCTCAAATATGAGAATCAGTTGTTGACAACAGCTAACGGATCGTTAATTATCGCGGCCAATGGATTTGCCCATTGACATAATGACCGATACGCTGACAGACGCGCAGTTGGACGCCTTGGCTGATGAAGCTGAGTGCATCCGCCGCGAGGATGCGTTTCTTGCCGCGCTAGAGCGCGAGCGGGAAGCGTCGGGCGTTTTCGTGATTTGACTAAGCCTTCACTTTCGGGTCGCCGTCTGTGAAGTCGTCGCCGTCGTCTTTTTTCCAGCCTTCGTTATCGTTGTCGTCGTCGCCCTCTTCCTTGTCTGGAATGTTTTGCACGTCGAGCGCGTATGCCGCCGCTTCCGCTAGGCCGTGAGCCGCGAAGATGCTGCCGCTGTGCTCAAGTATCGGGTCACGTGACGCCTTTTGCGCGCAGACGATGACGAACTCAAGAAAGTGCTCGCCCAGAATGTCAGCGGCTTTCCTGAGTGCTTGTTCGGCGGCTTCGTTCATGGCGAGTCATGGAAGCGGCTTGCGCCTTTTGTTTCGCTTGCGTCCGCTTTTGCCGATGCGGAAAATCATATTGCCGACGACGAACACGGCGAGAACGATTGAACCCGCTGTGATTGCTTCTGGTAGTCCGGGTTCGTTCATGGCTTTTATCTTAGGAATTGTTTAAGGAAATCGGGAATATCTGCGCCGTTTTTCTTTGGAATATCATATTCGCCTTCATCTAGCGCAATTTCAAAAGTGCGGTTAAAGAAGTGGCGAACACCTGCGGCGGAAAACGTGACATTCGCCGCAAGCAATGCGGGATTTTTCTTCACGAACGCCGTCCATAGTTCGTCTTTCGTCATGCGTATATCCTCCCGTCAACGATGCGGTAATTTGATACCTCAAAGCGCCCCTCATTGTCCGTCTCGACTTTGGCAAATCCTAAATTCCATTTGTTCAATGGCATATAACGGGCGTGCAAGTCACATAACGCGCCGATTGAAAACGCGCTAACAACCTTGCCGTCAAGGTCGCTCTCGCTGTGCTGTGAAGTCTGGTGAAAGTGCGAACATAGAACATTGACCTTTGCCCGCATAAAAAGTCCTCGCGCCGGATTGACGGGATTACTGATGCTAAATCGGTATTCGTGACCGTGGAGAACGGAGAGCTTGCCGAGCTTAACGGGGCGCATATCATCCACGATTTCAATGCCGAGCTTGTCGGCGTGAACAAGGCGCGCAAGGTCGAAGTCCGGCACATCCAGAAAGACCGCGTGATCCTTTTTCATCACGTTCATAAATCGTTCTTCGTGGTTGCCGAGTTTCCAGATAATTCGTGCTTTTGGAAAGTTTTCGCGCAAAGTCTCTAAGAAAGCGATGGTGTCTGAAACTTCGCGGTGGAACGGAAACTTACGCGGGTCAACTTCCCATCGTGATAGTTTGTAGCAATCCATCAAGTCACCATTTAAAAGTATCACGTCGCACTTGTCGCGCTTGCCTTGTTTAAGCGCGAGCACTAGCGAAGTCTCATCGTGGAACGGGATATGAATATCGGAAAGAACAAGGCACTTCGATTTGCCGTCCACGTCGAACGTGCGCCAGTCAATTTCACGCGAGCCAACGGGCACGCCCTCCCATTCTCCGGCGTTGCGCTTGGGGCGAACTAAGTCAGGAACAGAACTGCGAAGATTGCTTTGGCCTACTAATCCAAGCACTTTACGAACAGCATCGCGGCCCCGTTCAATCGTAGGGTAAAGCTGCGGGAAGTCTCGGTGAAGCATCCTAGCAAGCGTGCGGGCCGGAAGAGTAGGGAAGCGGCGACAAAGATTGACGGCCTCGGTTTTCACGGGTGTTTCTTTCGTCATAGTTGCGCCTCTCTAGCTATTTTTTCGCAAATGTAAAGCTAGAAAGCGCGCCCGGCTCTGCATAGCTTATGCCAATGCCTAGACTTTCTGCAATTTCTATCTCTGCGCGCACTCCTTTTGACTCTTTCCAGCCGTCGAGCATCAGGACGATTACTTGCGAGCAACACTCGAGTATTTCGCGGTCGTATTTCTCCCAAAAATCCCACGTTGTCGGCAACGCCCCAGCCTCGGCTATCGGGTGAGAGTGCGAGATTGGCGAGAATATATGAAGCCCTTGCGCCATGAGCACGGCGGCGGCTTTGTTCACGGCTCTGAATCTCGCCAGCATCACGGCGCGGTCTCGGTGCGTGTAGGGTGTGGCTAGGTAAATCATGATTGCGGGTGTTTCTCTGGCGGATTGCAGGAGATTATCACGCCCATTTCCTCGGCGGCTTGCGCGAGCGTCATTAGCCCTTCGCACATTCGGCCATGCAGAGCGCGGAGTTGCGCGCACTTGACGACGATGTGATGCGTGTATGCGATCTGGTCAATCGCCTCTTCACGGGCAGCGGAGGCAAACCACGACAGACCGCCAGTTGGTAGGTCGGTGCGGTGCTCGGCCTGCCCGCGTAGATACTTCGCTTTGATTTCAGCCTTGGCGAGTGCGGCGATTTCCTCACGGTCGGTGAGCGCGGAGAGCGGGACGTAACTCATAGGCGAGAACGCTAACAGCAAATGGCGGAGCTAGGCAACGGAAAATTGCGAGCGGTTAGCTAACACCACGCAAGACGGTTAGCTAAGTTAAGCAAACAGTTAGCTAACGTGCAATACTAATGAAATTGACAGTTAGCTAGCGCGAGGGGTAGAATCACAAATGAGAGAGACGAGTTCGCAAGATTGCGAGTGTCGCAAAGTTGCTATATCACTGGCGAGAACGCTCGCAAGTCTGAGAAAGTTGTCGCAGAAACGAGAATGTAACTCTCGCCTATCAGGTTCGGCAAAGCCCGAGAGTTACATTCTCGTTTCTGCGACAACTTTCTCAGACTTGCGAGCGTTCTCGCCAGTGATATAGCAACTTTGCGACACTCGCAATCTTGCGAACTC